ATCTGGTTCGCCGCTGCCGCCTGCTGGGCTGCGATGCCCGCTGCTCCCTGACCCGCACCAACCGCCTGTCCGGCACCCTGTTGCACGAACTCGAGCCCTCCACCGAGCCCTGCCGTCAAGCCCGCCGCCTGCGCAAGAGCCTGCTCAAACGCCGTGAGCGGTGCATCCGTCCGAGCACGCTGGAATGCCTCGACACCTGCGCCTGGCTGGAACCCTCCGAAGTTCGATCGCAGCAGGAACGCCTCCTCCTGATCGTCGATGCCGCGATTGACGCGGTTCAGGATGTCTTCCTGTGCCTGCGACTGCGGCTCACCCGTCTGCGCAAATCCTGCCGCATCGCCGAGAAGCCGATTCGCAGCCGCAGCCGTTCGGGCGCGCTGGAGAATCGTGTTTTCCTGAATGGGAGCCAGTTGCTCCTGGATTCGCCTATTGCGATCCACAACCGCCTGGTTACTCGCCAGAATTTCTTCGAACTCGCCGTCAGTGAGTCCCAATCGCTTTAGAACATCGCGCAATTCCTTCCCGCGCGGAACATCCTGTGTTTCGATGCGGTTCAAGCTGTCAGGGTCGAACTTGGCGCTTTTCCGCGAGAATGCCGGATCCGATATTCGGTCGTTGCCCTGCTCTCTAATGATTTGGATCGCCCTGAGAGCACGTCGCTTCACCTTGTTGTTGACAGGCAACGAATTGATGCGATTGATGAGTTCACCAATCGGTGTGGGCTCGTTCAGGAAGTTCTGACGACCAATGAGAGACAACGCATCATTCTGAGATCCAGCAAACGTCGGGATGTTGTTCGGATCGAACCCGATCGCAACCTGATCGGCCGAGCTATTCGACGCCTGCCCAGCCTGTCCTGCTGCGAACTGACCGCCCGCACCAATGAGGGAACCAAGAATTTGTCCTGCCGCTGCCCATCCACCCATGACTAAAGCCTTTCTGTATAGAGACGCGCCGTCGATCGACCTTGCTGCGTATCCACAAGCGGATTAACAATCGCCCATGCATAGTCAGACGTTGCAGCCGCCACACCCATATCGACCCTGAACGAATACGTCGCACCCGGGGTCGGTCGCTCGACGACATGTTTCAGTGTCACGATATGACCATCAGCATGGTTTGCAGAAATCGCCATGCCCGAAGTGAAAATCATGTGGGGACCCTCTACTACCGCCGCGCCGCCGCCGTCATCGACCTGAATACGCACTCCATGATGTGCATGTGTAAACTCTGAGTCAGAAGGACCACCCACGCCATTGGCGCGATTCTCATCCCAGTTCCAATTCACAGTGACTTCGTACACGAGTCGATAACCGGGATGTGGAATGTATTGCGACAGCGAAAGCGGTGTGATCTCTTCCCAATCAATCACACCCGCCGCCGGAGTCGTCGGTGAAGCAGGATAGACCGCCTCCGTCGCATCCTCTGCCGTCTGCATCGGAATGTGTGGGAGTTCGAACGGAGCCGCTTCGCTCATTTCGTACATCCACACGTAGAACACGTTGAAGTCATCGAGATCGGCCGAGGAGAGGATCCTAACCACCACATCGCTCGGTGTCGCATCGGTCTTCACGATTCCCTGTAGCGTCGTGTATGTCGTCGGCGCCGAGGCGTCCTGAAGCGCTAGGTTCTGGTAGTCTCCGGACCCAAGGGCACCCGTCGTCACGAGATTCACCGAACCAGTGGTGAGCGTGTATGCCATTCCAATCAGATACTTCGTGCTGGGCTTGAGCCCGGACACTGTCGTATCAATTCCGCAACTCGCCTCATCGGCGAGGATTCTCAGCGACTTCTTTTCGAGCCCTGCTGCGGTGGCCGACGGGACAACGATATCCACCGTCGTCGGCGTGAGAACGAGGCTCCAGCCATCAGGCGCGGAGTTGGCCGCACCCGACTGCACTTCGAATCCTGGGTTCGGCAGGAGGTTGCGGCCCACGATCGCAGGCTCGAGCCAGCCGTCCGTCGCAGTCGAAGTGCCGCCTGTATCCGTATACTCCAGTCCAGTCGTGTAGCTGTTGTTGGCTGCAATGCGGTACCGCAAAGCCTCAATCTCACCTGACAGGTCAGTAGGCTTCGTGGGCGACGCTGTGTCACCCGGGCTGGTGCCCGTGTCCACAAATTCGGCGTCTGTTGCCGCGAGATCGCTCACCTTCGCAATGGCCACTTCGGCGAGTTTCGACGAGTCGATGGCTGCGCCAGACGCGATGTTGTCGTTGTCGAGTGCATTGACCGTATTGAACAGGAGGTTCGTGTCGGTATTGATATCCGCAACGACAGCAACCTGACCCGTGTTGAGGTCTGTGCCACCACCCGTCTTCGAACTACGTGAAATTGTGGGCACTTCTAACTCCCCACCACATTGGCGTCTGCGTCATCGGTCGGACCCGACACCATGACTTGCTGATCTATTTGCCCAATCCAAAACGGCTCACTCGCACCTGCATGAGCAAAGCGATGACTGACTGTGACCCCGGACCCGACGCCCGGCACGCGATGTCTCCGTGTGGACTGAGCATCACCCCACGTCATCGTTCCCCAGACCCCAGTACCCCACACTGATCCACCGCTCGGGACCGGAAGCATCGAAGTCTGGCCTTCGTTCTCTCCGTCATCGAAGAAGAGCGTGTGATTGACTTCGTAGTCTCCGAGCCCCTGCACGGAAATGAACGCATCTCCAGCGTGCTTCTCACGGCTTGGAATTCCGTAGTCTTCGTCACGAGTACGGAACTGGCAGTTGATCTCGTTCGTCACGAGGTCGGCATACACGTCTCGTTCGAACCGGACGACTTCACCTGCCGTGCCGCCAACATAGGGATACGGCTTGCCGTCCGAGCCACGCAGCGGGACAATCCTATTCGCCGTGATGCCGTTCAACTCCCACTTGTACCACCGCACCGTATCTGGAGTCAGGCGCTCGACGCCCTTGATGTCCATGCACAGAATGAGGTCATTCGTCGTATTTGAACCCGTAGCAACTGAGAAGAGAACCATTCCCTCCGTAGGCCAGAACGCACCGGAAACGTACTTGAATCGCGCACGGTTCAGCGAGTCGAATGTCCTTCGAATGGGCCACGACAGGTACTCCGTCACCCGGTAACCAGCATCCTGAGACATGGCCAGTGAGTGGATGCCATCCCGACTCATGAACACCGCATCTCCGAAGTCTTCCCCGAGGCTCACGAAGGCGTCCTGATTCACGCATCCCATCGGAACCGTATCCGAAATCTCGAAGATATTGGCGTTGCTTTCGATCTGCGACGGGGGACGAGGGCGGAACGACACGATTCGCTTGTTGGTCAGCGCCAACAGAAAGTCGCCACGGTTGTCCGTATACTCGGCCATGCCAGTGGAGTATTCGCTGCCGTAACTCCCTACACCGAAGTTCTCGCCCAGCAGTTGACCGGGGATCACGTTAGATGCCTTGTAGTTGGCTGCGACCGTTGCATCGCTCGCGTAATCGCAGTAGCGCCACACCATCGGATTGTCAGTCTGTGTGCTTCCGTCCAGACCCGCCACGAAGATCATGTTCCACTTGCTGAACACGTACTTCACGTCGAAGCCGAGGGCGACCTTGTCGATCACGCCAGGTGACGCACCCGTTCCATCCCAGAACCAGAAGCTATCGCCATCGTCACCACCGGCTGCGAACAACTTGTCCTGGAACATGGCGAAGTTCCAATGGAAGTCTGCTCCGTCCGTGATCGTCACCGTATTCGTCGTCTTGTCCAGATTGCCGAGCGTCGTGTCAATGAACACGTCACCGCCTGACACAACGACCAGATCCCGCGTCGCATCGTAGTCACGAATGTACTCATGGATGCCCTGGATGGCATCACCACCAGACAGCGCATCCGGGTAGTCAGAATCTCCATACCGGACGCCTGGACGAGTGCCGGTCATCGAGCCCTTGCGAGCGCAGTTGTACGCCAACCGAAGATCGGTCGGGCGAAGAGCCTGCGGGTTCTCGTCTTCGTTGAGTCCACCCAATTCGATGAGCGGACGCGCCGACTGATAGCCTGGGCTATTTCGTGCAAACTGTCGTGCAAAGCCACGAATCGGCATCTATCCAAGCACCTTGTCCGGGAACCCGCGCTCTACTTGCACACGGTTCCCTCCACTCTCAAAGCTGCCAATCGTATGGCGACGCGACTTGCTGCCGCCATAAGCGCGATGCTTCCGGATGACCTGATCTTCAGAGAGGTCCGTGAAGTGCGCCGCGGCATAGTTCTGATCCCACGCCATCATCATGGTCGAAGCAGCACGCATCACGATATCGTTCGTCACTGCGCTCGGAACTCCATCGAGCGTATCGTTCGCAGCTGCGAGTTCCGGGTGTCGATAGTAGTAGCTGTATCGAATAACGTATCGGTCATCGGGTACAGGCCACACAGCAAAGCGAAGTCCCGGGTCTGGCGCGTCGCTACCAGCGAGATAGGTTGGGATGTCGTACCCACCCACCGCGACTACTTCCGGCGACCCGGTTCGATCGTTGGCGTTGGGAAAGATTTCGTCGTACCGGACAGTGGGATCGACCTGCATCAACTCAAGATTCTCTTCCTCATACGCCACACGCACCACGTCACGCACCGTGTCTGGCAGGATGTACTCTGAGTAGTGAAGCTGTGCATCGGAAGTCTCTGAATCAGGAAGATCGGAGCCGAAGACCAGGATACTACTCACCCCGCCAGTCACTGACGCAGAATTGACGACGCGAAGAGACGTATTCGGGCTTTCGGACGCCCCGTCTCGCCACACCCGCATCACCAAATCGCCAGACACACTTAGGTCCGTGATGCCAGCGGCCACCGTGACTTGCCCAGCCGGACTGCCCTCCACAGAAATGAAGGAAGCTCCGTCCACCAGTGGCCGAGTCGTTAGCGCACCATCATGGCGCAGATCGAACTCCCAACGCTTCGTCGAGAGAACGTCTTCAATCGCCATGTTGATGACATTGAGCGTCATCGTGTCTTCAGGCCCAGAGATCGCAGCGACCGTCGGCTGACGACGGAACAAACGAACCCGATTGACCAATTCCAACGCGGTGACGCTCGACATCGTGCGCTACGCCTCTTCCTTCCTGGGACGACCCGGACCACGCTTTGCAGGCCGTTCCTCCAGTAGCTTCTGGACCGCTTCCATTGCCGTGCCCAACGCCTCGCCCTGACCACGCACCATCTCGACCATCTCATCCTTCACCGGATCGTACTTGTGCGTGGCCTCTTCCTCGGGAGGCTTTCGTGCATCCCAGCCCGCCTCGACGAACCCGCCCGACTCGCTGAACTTGTCCGGCACCTGCATCACGTACTCGATGCGGTCCGGTATAGGCTCTGCACCGGGGTCGGACCCCTCGACGTAATTGAACCAGTTGAGATAGTTCTTGTACCGCTTCACGAACTCGTGCTCAGGCAGAATGTTTCCATCCATGTCGAGTGCGAGATCGGTACGCTCCGGCAAGAGTTCTCCCGCCTCGACGGTCTTGCCGTGGCTGGAAAGAAGCGGTGCTCCGTCCAGTTTGACAACCGTCTCCGGCGGAAGCTCCTTCTTGTAGTCCTTGTGTCGGAACGTGCCTCGCTCGTGGATCACCTCATGGCCTGCGGCCGTCCACTTGAGAATCAACTTCTGATACTCGTCACTCGAATCGAAATCCGCTGCTGCGCTCATTACATATCCTCCTTGATTGCCTTCACCAGTTCACGAGCCTGGGGTACCAGACTCGTCGAAAGTTTGCCCTCTGAATCCATGCAGCCGTACCTGGCTACGACGCCACTCAACACAGCCAGGAACAGCTTCTCTTCCAGCTCGTCGCCATCGCCCTTTGAGCCAAGGCGCTTCTTGAACCGATCCCACCATCCCATGGCTGCTACTCCGTTTCGTGCGTACGTGAAGGGAGAGGGCCGAAGCCCCCTCCCAACACTCGGTCCTACGCGATGTTGAGATACACCGGGTGGTACTCGCCATCGACCGGCAGAAGTGCCGCAATCGTACCGAGAGAGATTCGAACTGCCTCAGCAGTCGTCGCCACAGCGACCTGGAACGAACCAGCGTTCTCTCCGTGGTAGATCGTCTGACCCACAGCGCCCACGGCCGTCCCAAATAGAACGCTCGCAAGCCCCGTCTTCTGAGCCCAGAAGTATTGGGGAGTGGTATCGCCAGCACCGATATCGACAAGCGGAACACCCGCCGCCACTTCCACCGGAAGCGCCGCCGCAACCACGGCTGCCGAAATCTTCACCGCACATGCGCTGAAGACAATGGTGGCATCTGAACTAGTCGTAAGTGCCGTCACCACAGGTCGATCAATGGCAAGCGTAAGAGTGCCGGACGTATGGGCCGCATGGCCCGTGATCCGATACAACTCTCCGCCGCCAACATCGTCTGTGCTGATGTATCCACCAGCCAGTTCGTTCGCAGTCAGAGTCACAGTAACCGTGACGCTAATCTGCGTAGCCCCGGCTGCCGCCGCAGCCTGAACATCCACCTTATCCACAGCAGCAACAATCGGGTCGTAGGTCGCGAGCTTCCCATGTCCGATCGCAGTCGCGTTGTCACTCCGGACGTATTCGAACGTCCGACCATCATCGAAGCAAGCGCGAGTTCCCGGCAGATGCCGAGATTCCGTGACCGCTTCGTAGACGGACTGGTTGGCGATGACTCCACCGCCGAAGAGAACAGGATGAGTTTGATACGACATGACTGTTCCTCCTTAGGCCGTCTGGCCGGTGACTTTGTTGTTGTACTTTCGTCCAGAGCAGACCATCTGACCCTGGAAAATGATCTTCACGCTGAAGGCATCCTGGAACGCCTGGTCAGAGATCGGAGTCATGTCGAACAGAGCCCCTTCCGCATAGTTGAGGAAGAGGGTGTCGGTGTTGATGAAGTAGGTCGTACCGGACGGGCAGTAGGAGTCGTGGAAGACCGTGGCCTTCCGAAACATCAACTGCTCGAAACCGATCTGACCCATCATCTCGTCCGACTTGTACCGAACCTGCGGCGTCAGACGCGCTTCGTAGAACCGGAACACGTCATCGTTCGTCAGCATCACGTTCGGGTTGATCGCTCCCTCCGAGCAGTTCATGTGAGCGAACCGCCAGTTGGGAAGACCCGTTGTTGCGAACGAACCACCGGCAAACGAGATGCTTGCAGGTGCCGTGCCCTTCGCGGAAACGCCCCGCGAAGCCCACTTGCTGTAAGTGGAGGCCGAAGCATTCTGGAGCGAACTCGTTCCAGCCGCGATGATGCTGTCCAGGGACGTAACAGCGTTGGCCGGAGAGGCCGTGCTGTAAATGTCCTGTGCGAACAGATCAATCAGAGCCGAAGTCGAGTCCGTCTGCTTGTGCATCCAAAGATCCGCAAGCTGAGCGGTGCCCCTGTTGTTGCGGCGCTCCAGACCGGAAATGATGGCCGTCGAGCCATACAGCTTCCAGTTGGCACGAGTTCCACGAATTGTGTCGCTCGTGTCCGTGCTAAACGCACTATATCCACTCGCCAAACGTCGCGCCGAGCCATTCGAGTCGAGTTTCACTCGTACCCGGATGGACTCACCGCTCGTCGAACGAGCAGCCGTACCAGAAGGAGATCCGTCTGCGCCGATTTCGCCACCGAGGACGACACCGAGCTTCCCTGCGAAAATCGAAGCGCCGGGATGGGCATCGAGAGCGTTTTCCCGAATTCCCGGATGAATCGCTTCCGCAGTTGTAGACAGAACCTCGTTCTGTGTACGGGTTTCAGTCAAACTGGCAATCGTCATGACCTAACCCCTTTATGGCGATGACCTACCTGAACAGGGCGTCGGGGTCCTTCCCCATCTTCCGTGCAATGCGGGCCATCGTCTCTTCTACAAGTTGTGGAGTCACCCGCGCCCCGGATTTGATCGCGATCGGATCTGACGGCGGTGCGGAACGAGTCGTACTCTTCGCATCCGTCGCCTTCGACAGCATGATCTCACCATTGGGTTGGCTGTTCTTTGCGGCCAGCTTCTTCTCAACCGACTTCTCATAGATATCGAGCGTCATCATCTTCAGCGTCCGCGATCCCTGAGGACTCGCCAACGTCTGGAGTTGCTGCGCTGCCGACCTATCGCCGTTCTGGGCTGCCGAAGTCAACTGGCTCACGGCCTTCTTGATCTCGCCTTGAGCCTCTTCCAGAGACTCTGGATCGTCCTTGAACACAGACAGGGCCGTTTCCATGTTCTCCTCGAGCGATCCCTTGAGGCTGTTCGTCTCCGTACTGTTCAACCGCGACGCCATGTCGTTGATGGTTGATTGCAGTTCGGATAGCTTGCTGTCGTAGCGTTCACGAATGGCCTTGATATCGGGGTCGAAGATTTCCTCTTCGTCCTCCACCTCGGTCTTCGTATCCGCCTTTCCACTCAGAATGTCCTGAAGGGCCTGCTTCAGTCGCGGGTTGGTTTCCACCTGGTTACCAATGCCCGCGAGCTTCACCAACTCGTCAGCACTTCCGAGTGCATCGACATACTGTTCGAGAGGCTTCAACTTGTTCCGCGTCTCGTGCAGTTCACCGATGTATCTGTCCTTCTTCCGAATCTCCTCCACCGCAAAATCGGCATCGCTCTTGATACGGTCGTGATAGTTCACGCCGCCTGCCTGCGATTCCTCTCCCGCTTCCGGCTGAGACTCGACCACTTCCGGGCTCTCTTCTTGAATACCCGTCTCTTCGTTCACGTATCCCCCTTTGGCGTCCACGCCAATGGATTCGTCTTGCCGCTCGATCCTTTGTACGAATACAGCTTGCCGATTCCGTTGTACATATCGTTCCGCGATCCCCTGACCTTTTCAGAGGATTCCCCAAGAGACATCTTGTTCTCCTTCGCCCACGAATTCAGTTCGGATCGCGAGGAGAACGGTTCGTCTCTCAAATGAATGTATGTTCGAGGCCCACCCCACTCGAACGAGTTCACCCGCGTCAGGAGGAGGCGCATGGAACTCCCACAGCAAGAGGGAATGCTGTCAGACCAGACATCGTATTCTTCTCGTTCGCACTCGTGGCAAAACACGTCGTGGAGCACGGCCATCAGTTTCCCCCTCCAATGACTTGCGCCAGATTGGGCACGTCCTGTGACTGCGCGGGTGTACTCGTGGCGTCACTCTCGGGGTTCGCCTCGCCCATCTTCTGCGCCACTTCCTGCGGCACGATGACACGTTCGGCGTCCTCGCCTGCGAGTGTGACCAGACGCTTTTGCATGAACACCTGATCGACCAGTTCGGCCTTCGGGCCACCCAGCGTGGTGTATAGGATGTTCGCCTTCGTGAACTCAGCAGCGGGGTCGAGCGGAGTCGTGCTGTTGAGTTTGATGCCGTAGTCGAACTCGCCTTGCAGATCCTCGAGCGAGGCTTCGACAAATCCCTGGTCAATCTCCGCTTCGTTCAATAAGAGCGTATTCTGCTCGCCGATGATCGGAATGAAGAACGCACGGGCGTCTTCAGTCTGGAGCAGCGCGCGATGGGCAGCCCGGATCACATCGACCCAGAAGTTCTCGAACTTCCCCTGCACCCGGCTGCGGGCAAGCGCACCACCCGCGCCAATCTGGTTTGCCTCGGAGGCCGTCTCGACATTCGCGCGCTGCCCACGATCGAAACTGGAGATGCCCAGCACTTCTCGGATCTGCTCTTTCAGCTGATACAGGAGGCCAATGATCTGGCCGTCCATCTGGCTGAACTGCGTTTCGTTGGCAATCTGATCCACCGGGCCATCGGCCACGATGAACTCCGCCAGACTGTCCGGGTTGAGCAGGTTTTCCAGTTGCGCTTCGTTCGTCTGGAACAGCGACCCATTCACAAACGTCACGCGCCGGATACGGCTAGTCAACGCATTCAGGATGGTCCAGATCCGGTTCACCATCATCTGCTCTTGCCAGATAATCTTCGGGAACGGAATGCCAAACGGCGAATCCAGCTGTTCATTGATGGTCAGGATCGACGCGGGCAACTGACCCCAATCGAGCGGCCAGTCACGCTCTTCGCGGACCAGCGATTCGCTACCATGGGAGACGCCATAGAACGTACGACGAGAGGCGTCGTAGATGACCCACTCCTCGTACATATCGAATCCGTCACCGGGCTTCTGCTTCGGCGTGCCCGAACGAGTGCCATGCACGGCCGTCTTCGGCTTCTTGCGTTCGTGATACGGACGCATGTCGTAATGGAACGTCGGCTTCCAATCATCGCGTGCCGTCAGCGCCGGATTGTCACGAATCTCCGACCACGAGCGATAGAGATTCTGGAATGCGATCCACCCCACTTCGCCGTCCATGTCGAAGTTCGCCACCATTGGGTCGATCCGGACCTGCCAGGGACGCATGAACTGAATCCACGGAAGGTCGGGTGTCTGGTTCTTGAACCGAGCATGGATAACGCCATTCTTCTCGTATTCCTCCAGATCCGGGGTGAACCCATGCCGAACCATCCCAAACGGGGACAGCACAGCAGACATGAGTGCGCGGTCCATCTCGCGACGGAATTTCTTCTCACGGAGGAGCGTGTTCACGACCTTCTGATTCAGCCATGCGCGACGCCACGCATCGTCCTTCGCAGCCGTACCGCCGGAGGGCCTGAGCACGGGTTCCGGGTCACGGGCACTCGTCTGACTCATCAGCGTGTTGAAGATGCTGAAGAAGAGGTTCCCCACCATCTGGTCGATCGACTCGACTGCACGCGGAATGGCATCGGGAAACTCGCCTCGGTAGCCATCGAGGAAGCGCATCATCATGTAGTTGGTTTCGGCGTCGCCCTCCTCCATGGCGATCAGGCCGTTGTTCTGCCATTCGCGGTCTGCCATGCGAAGCATTGCGCGCTTGTCCAGTACGTCGATGGCGTTGCTACGTCTCGGCATCCTACAGCCCTGCCTGCGCCATACCGGAAGGCCCAATGCGGCCCACGGTCGGCTGACGCTTTCGGTTACGCTGCTTCAGCACCATCGCTCGCATCTTCGCGAAGTCTGTGTTGCCGAGTTGAATCATGTCGCTCGACTTGTTGACCGGAGGATGGCTCTGGACGAAGTAGCGAGCCATGTCGTAGGCATCGTCACGGCCAATCAGCGCATGGGTCGAGTTCGGGTCACGCACCCGGTCGTTGTACCGGAGCACATGCCACTCGTTCAGGATCTCTTTGTTGTCGGCATGGATGAGCATGTTTGGCTCACCCGTCATCGGATTCGTGGCGAGGAAGTTCATCAACTCCAGATGGCCCGCCTTCCGGTCTGCCTGCGCGTTCTTGTCCATGTCATAGATGGGAAGCCCACGCTTACGGAACACTTCGCACACGTCGGGTTTCTTCGGGTCGCCCACGTACCGCTTCACGCGTCCGTCCCAACCGTTCGAGGCAATGATGGCCTGTACGCGGGCGGCGAGATCATCGGGCACGAGTCCCGTTTCGTAGATGGACTTGCGAAGCACCACCTGACTCGGCCCGATCAGCCAGAATCCAACGACGGCTGGATCGGTGAACCCGTAATCGAAGGCCACATGCACATCGCACCACTTGAACCATTCGCGATCTTCGTGGATGACATGCGGCGGTTCGCCTTTGTCGGAGGCGCGTTCACGGATCGGAACCACGCGGCCTCGATGGAAGGTCCACTGCCCGCCAAACTGCTCGGCGAACCCGGCGTCCTTCATCGCCACGCATTGGGTCATGGGGTCGAAGCAGTCGTGGCCGTTGTCTATGGAGCACGGTGACTCTTCTTCGCTTGGAATGGTGAGTTCCGCATTCGTGTCTACGCGGAGTTCGGCCTTCTGGTGCTCCACCCAGAACCGCTTCCACTTGTAGGTGGGATTTGCACGAGGCGTGAACTGGAAATGCTCGACACCGAGTTGCGGGTTCTTCTTGGCCTCTTCAATCTGCTTGTAGATCCAGACGGCCGTGATGTCGGGGGTGGTGGGCCAGATGCTTCGTCCGACGCGCGTGGACAGGTACTTGGCCCAGACGATCTCCTCCAGCCGGGCGGCTTCGGAGAGGATCGCGATATCCACCTCTTCGGATTGCAGGGTCTTGTCGTTGGCTGCCGACCGGACACTGATGATGACATCCACGTCCTGGCCCTTGGCATTCTTGCCCCAGCCGAGGTGAATCAGCATGGACCCCTGCGCGGGGGCCTTCGATTGCTTCTTCACTTCGTAGTCGAAGCCGAGCCGTTCACGGCGTTCGATGAGCGCTTCCCAGAAGTAGTCGAATTCCTTGGCGAGTTCGTAGTTGGGGGCAACGATCCAGATGCGGAGCGTTTCTACGTCTGGATCAGTGAGGGCCCGTGCCCCGTGGTAGAACACATCGGGCAACACATCGTAGACGGCGGCATAGGACTTCGACGTACGGGCCGGACAAGACACGATCTTCGTCGTGGCATCGGAGGCATGGAAGAGGTTCACAGCCTCCTCATGCGTCTCGTAGCCGAAGGTCTTGTGGATCAGCTCACGGAAGTAGGCCCTCTCGCGAGCGATCTGTTCGGCCGAATCGGCCACCGTTCAGCCCGTCAGCCAGAGGTGCAGAAATCCGTTGGCCGAGCTGCCTGCCAGGAAGCCCACAGCTTTGGCGCTGTTGATCTGAATCGAACCCGCACCGGAGCCGGTTTCGATCTCCCATGCAGCCCGAACGATGGCCACATCATTTTCTGAGTCGAGCGTGAACGTATCGCCAGCATCCACCGTATTCGATCCGGTGAAACCGACGACGACGTGGTGGAGTTCACCGAGTTCCCCACTCGCGCCTCCGGCGATCGAACCGAGCAACTGCGTGTCGGTGCCGAACGTATCCTGCGTTCCATTGAGTTCAGCCAATCTTCGATCCTCCAAGGCCAGGACGGCCCGAGTGCGAAAGTAGCTTCCAAAGTACCTTTCGTGGAAGAGAGTTGTCAACCACCCCACGGGACAAGGTTTACAGGGCTGGACAAGAAGGTTGGATCTTGTGGCGTTCCACGTGGAACGGCTATGATGCGAGAATGCGTCGAAAGTGGGTCTCGAGATCGGCAGAGAAGCAGGCCATCGAACGGCACATCGCCCTCAACGGCGTGACCCGTCCTGAGTGGACCCCCTACAACAAGATGCCCTGGACGCTTTCGGACCAGATCAACTGGATCGCCAAGAACGATCCTTCCTACACCCCAACCCTCGCACGGAGGCCCCGAAAGCAGGACAGCCGCTAAGCGACGGCCATGGAGTCCTGTCCATAGCGTTGGGGTGCAATAAACCCCACCCCGTACATCGGGGACCTTCCACCTGGACCGGGGACTCCTCGGCAGCCGCGCCCTTCTCCATATCCCAAGGCGGTACGAGGGTGGAAGAGCAACAGCCAGAACCACCTCCGTTCTGTAGGGCTCTCGCCGAGGAAATGGCTGCGACGCAAACAACCACGCAAGAGACTTGGGATTCCTGTATCCTGAATCCAATATCAGGAGAAACCCAATGATCCGAATCCTTGCCCTCGTTGCCATCACGGCCATGGCCAGCCTGTACACCTGCTCCGCTCAGTGCACCTGGTGCGGAAATGCCTACTGCCTCGATAGCAGCGCATGTTTCCAAGGCTGCGCCTGCATGAAAGACTTCGGCGATGCCTCAGGCGTGTGTGTGCCAGTCAGCCTTGAATAAGACCTGACCCTATCCAAAGTACAGCCACGAGCCTTTAACAAGCGCTGATGCGTGAAGGGATACGTGTGGCCCAAGGGGGAGAAGGATTTTGGGGGTATGTGGAAATGGGGGTACAGACACTGCAATCAAGACCCCCAGGACCCCCCAGACGGGGTGCTTCCTCTACAGGGGCAGCGGTATCCTCGGATATAATGCGATGCCTCGGGGTACACCACCGATAACCCGTATTATGTCAAGTAAATCCCCGCAGGCATGGGGATAGACGCCATCCAGGTACGATAAGCGGCATCCTGTCCACTATGAGGGACATGGGAGGCTGTCAACCATACCTCTGGGTACGGTTTACAGTGGCTGAGCAGGACGCGATGGATTCTAACTCGTATCCCCTCCCGTCCCATCTACAGCCCCTAGAGCACCTCTCGTCTCATCCCCATCCCCACATACAGCAGCATCACCATCGTCGCCGGTATGTTCCACGTGGAACGTTCCACGGCCTACGTCAGCGTATGCTCAGTCTTCGGGAAGTAGGGCAGGTTGTGCCGCTGCCTCAGCCTCAAGGGTCTGCACCTGATCGGCTAGCAGTCTTGAGTTCTCAGCGAATCGGTAGCAGGCGATGCGGATTTGATCCCGTTGGGCTTTGTATTCAGCCGCTTGCATCTCTGCTCGTTCGATCCTCTGGATCAGCTCCAGGACCTGTCCCAGTGGTGTGGGATTGGCTGGGGTAGTGGGAATGCCTTCCCGATCGCATACGTGGGCGATGGCATTGAGGATCTGTGCAGGGGTGGGTTCGGTGTCACCCATCGTCGTGGGTTGACTTGTGGGTGACGTCGATAGCCTCGGAGGGCTTATCTGGCTTCGTGATGGATACGCTGCTGCCCTCTCGGAGTGCTTGGAGTGCACCAGCCAAGGCATTCTGCGTCTTCTCATCCGTGGAGCCATAGCCTCGGGTCCAGCCCAGTTTGATCGCGATCTTATCCGTGGCCACGCCGTAGAACTTGACCAGATCCTTGTCCTCGACCGGGTTGTCTTCGTCAAAGAGCCGATCGGTGATTCGGGAGGCTGCTACCTGAGCAATGTCGAAGGATGCGTTCAGGAGGGCCGTAGAATTCGCGTCAATGCCCCTTTCGCTTTCCAATGCAGTAAGCCCCTTCGCATACCGCCATAGCGTCGTGCATGGCACGTCCACCGCCTTAGCGGCACCATGTATTGATTTCCCATCATCCCTGATGAGGGATAGCCCTGCGGCAATGCGTTGCTGGCGTTCGGATAGTTGACCCTTGGGTATGGATTCGAGGGCCTGTTTGATACCAGTCGGATCTTCGGGCATGGGGGCGAGTCTAGCGTCTCAAACGGAAAGCCCCCACTCTCGGGTATGAGAGCAGGGGCCTTCGGCTGCGGTCCTGTGGTTGGGGGCTAGACGGTGTCGAATGCTGCTTGCAGCTCGTCGTCGCTGATTTCATCGGGGACATGCTCTCGCATTCCATTCTCGCGCCAGTCAGACCCATAGAATCCCCAGCATGAATCGAAGTGCTCCCACTCCCCATGCTCGGGATCACCGCAGTCTGAGGGCTTCCATTCTTCGACGGTATACCCCCACACGTCACCACTGGCCCATTGCGAGTAGGTTTCGATTTCAGCGGCGAGGCATTCCCGAATCCGATCCGCTGTCATGCCCTCCGCTTTCGGGTCGCTCAGGTTGGCGTGGATGAAACCCACTTGACCCGAATCCCATGCGTCTCCGAATTCAGTCGTGGAGTAGGCCACACCGCCATGCTCGTACATGTAGACGCTCAGGACGATTTCATCGTCGGGGAGTGCCTTTCGGTACTCGTGCGGCTCTTCTGAGGGTTGCTCGTCGCCGATGCGGTAGTCCCGATGCCAGCCAACAAACGTGCCGAGGTTATCCCAGTCTCGAGGCCCTTCCGATCCGTCGGTATCCCGGTCCACTGTGATTCTGAATTTTGCCATTGCCTTATCCTCCTTCGCTTTCGTTTGGTTCGTGGCGCTGGATCGCGCCGGTTTCTAGGCTGCCCGCACCTTGATTCGCTCGCGCAATCGCTCGGCACTCCGCGTGTGCCATGAAGCCAGCATTTCGCAGGACTCGGCGCAGATTTCCATGAGCCTCCGGTCCGATGCGCTCTCTCCACGTCCCGCCATGTTCGGAAGATCGCAGAATGCAACAGGAGGCCGATGCCCCAACGCCACGTAGGCCGCGCAGATTTCCCATCGCATGTCCATCCCGCCACCCTGGAGTGCAAGGAATGTCCCGCCATTGATTTCGACGACACACAGGGGGTCTCCGATGAGCATGGCCTGCATTTCGCCTGCGTCGATCCCAGGGGCAGGATAGGCGTAGTTCATCATCGGCTCCCAGTCTTCGGGCCGCTCACAAACTACCTCGGCGAACTGGTCGCGCACCTCGTCTTCGAAATCCTCGAATTCCGCCGAGCACAGTCCGCAATGATCCTCGAGATCACGCCACGTCGGATCATCGCACTCGCAAGCAAACTGCCAGACGGGGCTCCCCATCGGTGTCTCGCGAGTGCGCCAACGATCCTCGTCCAATTCCTGGTTATCGTCGAGATAGCTCAGAATCACGTCGATATCGGCGTCTCGGCTGGGGTAGACCAGGTCCCATGTTTCGGTAAACCCTTCTCCGAAATTGAAATCCATCGGTTCGGCTGAAATCAAATCGTTCCGCAGGTTTCGCTCTATCATTCCCTCTCCCTTCGCGCCTCGCGGGCGCTATTCGATTTCCGTTTCCCGCAGGACTCGGCGCTGGATCATCCGGGCTGGGTAGTCTGAGTTTTCGTAGTAGAGATTGAGCTGCGCCCTCGCGTCTGCTCGCGTGAACTCAACAGACTCGTCCTCCCATCCCTGCCCATAATGACCCTGGATCACCCACACGTAGTCATATTTTCGCGTTCGCATCGTTTCGGCCCCCTGTAAATTTCAGTGTGCCCCTATTATCGGTACGCCCGAGAATAAATCAACCACCGAATCCATCTTTTTCCATTGCGCCCAAAAATAATTTATGTAGGGTGGGCGATGGCCGATAAGGGCCATTAACAGGGGGAGCTGTATCGACATGGCAGGAAAGCGGATCGAGACGCGAGGGCGTCCGCCGCTGCCGAAACATCGCAAACGATCGGAACGGATGGTCTGCAAGGTCACGCCTAGGGAGAGGCGCAAGCTCGAACGAGCTGCGCGACGCCTCGGCGTGTCTCTTTCGGAGCTGATCCGATCGGCTGCGCTGGCGGTAGCGGCGAAACGATAGGATCGCGGGAAAAATCCCAGGCGACCGCCTGAAAGGGAGGAAAAACCCTCGGTGACCGCCTCGCGGGGCGAATCCCCACGGGCGATTGAGCAAACCTATCTCAGTCGTTTCGTGGGGATCGCCACGGGAAAATCAAAGAGCCCGTCCAAAATGGGCGATTTGAGATTCGAAATCTCCAAACCAAATCATCCTGGATTCCTGGAAATGCGATTTGGAATTTGAGAAAAAACCCTCACGACCGCCTGAGTGGACGCGAGAGGCGTTTCTAGGGATTTGGGGTATCGGAAGACCGGCACCACGTCCGATGCCCATACAGCGCAATCAGTAACGCGTCAGCACGATCCTGCGTCTTCCGCCTGCCCAGATCCGCCAGCGGGTACAATTCCTGCGCTTTCGCCTTGGCACGATCCTTGGATGTGCCCTTCTCGACGTGCCCGAGCATGGCCTTCTGCCATTGCTTCGCTCGCACCACTTCGAAGGGGATCTGCCGCGCTGCCAGGATGCCCTCCAGTCTACCGAAGCCGCGACCTGTCTTGAAGCCCGACTGCGCCGACTGATTCGGCATCGCCTGCTGCTCTTCCATGACACACCGCATGTCGCCCCACAGCACGCGCCAGTTGCCAAGCAGCCGCACGATCTCCACCGTATCCAGTTGCTTGCGTGTCTTCGTGATACGCAGCGTAGGCATGTCGAGCAGCGTCAGGATCTTGGCGTCGGCGTCGAGGAGGCAGAGAGCGCCTGAGAGGCCTGGGTCGATGCCTAGGGTGTTCATCTTTCATCCTCATCCAGAACGAATAGACCATGCCTACCTGGTGGATCATTCGCGTAATTGTGTTGAAGTGCGAATTCCGTGGTATTAGTTCGCATAACTTCAAGATTGTCCAGAATGCAGGTGCTCCATGACGACTCGGCGAACCAGATTTCACGAAATGGAGGCGATGAGTCATCGTGGTACATAGACACGAGAAGCGCACCATCCATGTAACTCACGCGAATATCACCAGCGGAATACTGGTGTTTCAAAGTAAGCCCATCACGAGTCTGCTCACGAATGCAAACTTTGATCATACCTCCCCCTCAATGTAAACCCCCAACGCCGTACCACTGGACGATGAAATTTTCAGCCAACAGCTTCGCAGCGTTATTCATCCCCATGCGCTGCCATTTAAACATCGTCTCCCTCGTATCGACCAGAGACTTCAAGAAAGCTGCCTCATCTGCGTAGGGCGGTATCTTCACAACTCCCCCTCAATCCCGAACCCGTCGCGACCGGGCTCCTGATCTTCATTGCGGCCTATCCTCCTCGTCAAATGTCCAACCATCTGGGTGCTGAAAACCTTCGTTATGCACCGTTACTTTTCCGACGTAGTCGCCATCATCGTCGTAGACCAACTCAATCCGGCATTCCCCGCAGATAAGGCAGTAAAATTTCCCAGTATCGCTCAAATCCATTCCATCCAGCCTGCGAAGTAGATAAGCGCAGCAAGAACAAACAGGAGCACGAGTTGCCTTTTCATACCTCCCCCTCAATCCCGAACCCGTCGCGAAGAGCCTGGGCGATCTGGGGGAAGGTCCAACGGGCTTTGTCGTTAGCATTCTCGAACTCTCCCCTGACATCGAATGATAAACCAACAAACGCATACATCATCGGCTTCCCATTCACGTGCTGCCTAACGCCAAGGCAACAAAACGCATTGCCGTCTGGATTCACTAAAGCATCGGTGTCCTGCCGATACTCCCCCGACTCCAGCGCCTTGACCCACTTGCGCACATCGTCCAGTTCCATCTCGATCTCGAACGGATCGCCTGCAAGTTGCATGGTGGTTTTCATCCCTCGCTCCCTTCCGATTCGCGGGCCAGCGGGCTCCATGCCCACGTGAACATCACGTCCGTTTCGAATTCCGCCCGTATCTCTTCGCTCGCGGGAACCTCGACGATCAATCCGCGACGCTCAGCCTCGTCCTGAAAGCCGCCTCCGTCAATGTCGGAACCCTGCCACACATCCAACAGGGCGTGTTCGATGAGCCCACGCAGATTCTCCCGATCCTTCTCCAGCTCGGCGAGGCGGGAGCGAATGACCTTTGCAATGCGATCTCCCGCAACTGGCACTGGGTAGTGCGACTGGAGCCAACTCAGACCATCATTGATATCGTCCATCACCCCTCCCCTTCCCCATCCGCGCACGGTACGGGATCAACCATCTGGTTCACGACCTCCCAGCAGTCGCCAAGATCTTCCTCGACCGCACTCAGACGCCCCCCCTGCTCGATCAGCTTGTCCAGGCGTTCGCAGATTTCGGCGGCGGCATACCACAGTTGAGACATCTCCTTGGCTGATATAATCCGTGGTTTGTCGTCCACCGATTCAGATTTCACACAATCATCATAGAACTCGTGTCCCGCTTCTCGCATCTCATTCGGCGTCATCCCTCGTCCTCCCCTTTCCATCGCCGCACACGCGGCCCGGCTACATAGTGCCACTTGCCGTCACTTCCGTAAACAGTTTTCTCGCCTAGCACACCCATTTGCGACAGCACCTTGCAGTAGCGGAGCAGCGTACGGCGGGTGAGGCCGGTTGCCTCCATGCCCGCATGGGTGGTGAAGCCATCGGGGCAGGAGGCTGCCATGTCGATCAGCGTCACGATCTTGAAGGCGACTTCGCCACGGCCGGTCATGGGGTGGGCTTCATTGCAGCATCAATGGCTTCCCTGTGACTTGGAAACGTTCCCACAACCCCTTCAAAATCATCATAGATTGTGAATGTGACAGAATCAGTCGATGGATCGTATTGTCCCTCAACGCTTCGAGTCCTGGAATCATCCTCCATCCAATCCAGCCGCTTCTTGTCCTCCGACAACTCCGCCACCATGTAACGCAGCTCGTCATTCTCACGGCGCAAGCGGTCACGCTCTTGACACAAAGGCACAAATCGCACCCGCTCGCGATGGCAGGTGGGGCAGTTAGTCTCGGACACTTTGGTTTCACTCATCTGCATTGCTCCTGTATCTCCCATAACCCTCTCCTCTCTCCAGCGGTTATCTGTAACCAGCCCGCATCAATGCAGATTTGATCTTCTCCACATCGCGGTTCACGTTTCGGAACGCCCAAATACACAGACCGAGAGCTACCGCACTCACGAAGCCACTCACGCCAGCGCTGATGGCATCCTCATGGATCACCGAAATGATACAAATTGATCCGACGACGAGGCCGCCTACCAGCAGCCATGTCGCGATACACGACAAGCCACTAATTCTATCGACCATCCACCGACTCATCGCATCATCGCGGCCTGACGTTTTATCGGTGCTCTCCATCAATCTCTCCTTCTCCTTGCTGCTCCGCATCCCCCATGTTGAGGGAGGGAGCCTGATTTGAGATGCAGTGACCCCAGCCCGTGCCTCTCGACACTTCGGGGTCACTCTTCCATGCATCGGTCGGTCGCCGTCACATCGAAGCACGCCTATCGGCGCGGCAGGGATTCGTACTCGATCCAGTTCACCCTGCGCGTATTGCTACGCTGACCTCACCCGCCGCTGTGGATAGCCCCAGGTAGCGGCTTGCCTCACATCCCCGGCCCGTGGCTCGATCCACCGGGGAGCGTTCTCACATCCCCCTACACAGCCCTGAGCGGCTGCCGTTCTACGAAGTCACAGTGCGACTTCTGGTAATCGGACAGATAGCCGTCACAGGAGCTACAGGTGCCCGTGTGGCGGTCTTGAATGGGTCGGGTGCCGTGGGTGCAGTGGCAGCGCCGGGACGATCTGGGGGCGTGCCAGCGGCCTTGTAGGCCGAGTTCTACGCGAAGCTCGAAGCGGGACTCTTTGAAGATGGTGTCTGGGCGGAAGTAGTCGCCGGACTTGGTCCCGTCGGGGAATTGCTTGTCGAATCCGTGGTGGTCGTGAAGGTAGCCGTGTATGGCGTGGATGAAGTCCTGGGGCTCGTAGCCCTCGGCGAGCCGCGCCTGCATCTGCTTGCGTCTCGAGCCGCGTGGGAATCGGGCGATGACGGTCTTGCCGTAGGAGGCGAAGGTCTTGACGATCTCAGGCCAGATGGCGTCTATGGGATCGACGACGCTCAATTCATGTTCTCCTGATCCACCCACACCTTCAGATCGGCTGGGTCGATCCCGAAAACTTCACGCACAAACGGGAACGCATCGACATGGATCGTGACGCTTACAGAGTCGTCGGCATGATGCTCCTGAAACGAAACAATGACGCACCGCTGACCAGTCGTGGACAGCTCGTAGTGCTGCCAGGGCGGCAATTTTTCAGCCACCTGACGGACGTGATCCGGCGTCGTGGCAAGCCATTCGTGCCATACGCGCTCGCGCTTTGCGTTACTTCCAGGACGCTCATTCTCAATTTCTGTCACTGGATCATCCCTCCTTGCAGAGTAGGGGTATGAAAGTGCCGCCCTTTCGGTCGCCTCGGGGCGGCAGCGAGGGCTGCAAACGCACCCGCAGGTACGCTCGACCTCACTCGCATTCTAACACGTCGCCCGCCGTTTGGCGCATCATTCCTTCGCTTCCCTAAGAGCCTTGTCGAGCACGCGCTGGATGTCGCGGGCGAGGGCTTCCAAATCGTCCGGGTCGCGCGTTAAGTGCCGCAAGTCCCCATCCGAAAACATGACTGTCAACTCCGGCATGTCAGTTAGGTCGTCACTATCTACTAAAATCGACACGAGGCCGCGCCTTAACCACTTCCTGAGCGGATTCGGCATGCGGCGCGGGGCTTTAGGCATCCATCCCTCCATTCGAATATCTCAATGCAGGCGCGTGTGCCTGGTTGCTACCGTCGCTGCGCCAGTAGTGCGACCAGCACTCAGCCATTGCGTCAGCGATGCCCTCATAGGTCCGGCTACGGTCCCTCGAGCGGTTGGGGCCCGGGGCCATGCGCCACACCCTATTCTCACGACCCTCGACAACCTCAGTAGGATCAAGCGGGTCGAGGTTGTGTAGCCAGAGGCACGTCTTCTTCGTCTCGCCATGGCCGAACTGCCACGGCTGGATGTACTGGTCAGGCTTGCGCCATGCACTTGAAAGCACTCCGACTGGATTCTCGATGGCCCAGCGGTCCGAATGCTGCGTCATCAGATCCGCCAAATTCTTGACGTACTCGATAGCATCGGAACGCTCTTGAGTGCCCGAATACCAGCGGTTGCCGCTCACAGCGAGGGCTGTGCAAGGAGGATGGGCAATCACCAGATCCCATCTCTGTGAGGAAATAACCCTCAAGGCGTCACCCTGAAAGTGCTTGGCTCGCGTGGACTCACACGGCAAAAAGTCGCATGACCATGCGTCCAGGTGGCGGGCAAGGAAGGCATCGCGCACAACCCCACTGCTCTCGTACGCCACCAGGACCCTCATTGCTCCGCGTTCCCGTTTGCGTACCTGAGCGCAGGCGCAGGGTCGCCCGTGTGCTGCTCCTGCATCCACCGATCCCGAGCGCAGCCAGCGCAGTAGCGCCATTTCGGCATAGGGAAGTAGTCGTAGGTGTACGTCAGCCAGGGCCTACGACACGCAGGATTTATGCAGGCATGGGGGATAATCTCACCCGTGAAAAGTGATCGTTTGCTCATGCTTCAAGCCCCCACCTGGGAATGACCCGGTAGACGAACAGCCCATCCACCAGCCTCAGCCGATCGACCCGATGCTTGCCGAAGCGTTCCTTGCGGTAGTCACGCAGCCGGGCCGCTACGCTGCCCTCAGACGCCCCCACAGCGTCCGCAATCGTCCTGAGGCTGCGGTAGTTGCCGTCGGACATGAGCGCCCAGACGCGGTACAGCTGCCTCTGAAGGCGTTTCTTGTCGCGGGTGGGATCGTAGGTCTTGCCGTCGAAGTAGACAGGCTCATCGAACATCATGCGGGCTTGGTCGGTCATCGTGTCCCCTTGGGATTTATTGGTTGATGATCTATCCAATCATCATTCAATTTTCGGGAACGATTCAGGGCTGCGCTCCTCGCCGCCGCGTTGCCATTTCAGATTCTTCAAAGGCGCATCCCGGCGGTAGGCGTTCCACGCCTTGATGGTCAACGCTGCCAACTCGACAGCCGAGAGTTTCTCCCGGGCGTTGCGATTTGAACGCAGGCGTTCGCGAAGCAGATAGATTGGATCTCCATCGCCCTGATAATCACCGCTGACCAAATCAACAAAAAAGCGGTTCGCCAATGTTTTGTCGCTTTGCGCGAATCGAAAATGAAGGTACGCACAGATCCGAGGCGGCAAATAGGTATTGATGATACCAGGGCCTTCTGTGACACTTTTCCGAATATCCGGCGTGGCATCAAGTAAATCGAGGCCCATTGGGCCAGTCAGCGTGATGCCTCGGCCACCACCCTGTACAAACGGATTCCGCCCTCGCTCGTTCGCGTGGTGCATTCGAATCACCGCAGCCAGCAGGTCGGGTCTAGCCTCGCCACGAATAGTTAACCAGTGAGCCAGAGAACGCGCTGCTACGTCATCCAGCTTCGCGAAAGTTTCTTCCGAATCGAATCCGTGGAGGATCAGCATCGGCACAGTCACACCGGACTCCACGATTGCATGACATCGGTGCTGTCCGTCAATCAGAGTTCCGTCACAGTTGAACATGAGCGGTTGCGAAATCACCCATTCACCATTTCGCATTGCTGTAGCAAGCCGTTCAATCCGACTCGCAACTACACGACGGTTCTTCTTGTTTGTTTTCAGGAATTCCCGTGCGACAGAGGGCGTAATGTGCCGTACCTCGCCACGCAAGTTCTCAGCACCCTTGATGTTCACAGTCTTTTTGGCCATCTACTCAAACCCCCCAAGGTCGATGGACTCTCTTGCCCCCCGCTTGCCGCCCACGAGCCTGACCCCGAGGGCCACGGCCAGCCGGTGAGACAGTAACGTGCTCGGCACCTGGCCCTTCTTCTCGATTGCACGCAGGTTGCTCTCCGTACAGCCCACCTCGCGCGCCAACTCCCGCAGGCTCAGCCCGCGAGCCTCACGTAGTTGCTTTAACCGATCTCCGATCGACCCCGTCTGTGTTGCCATGCTACCTGAGTACCACGCATTATTTTTTGAGTCAAGCGCATTTTTGTGCTTGACGCGCGTTACCGGATAGCCGATAGTCGAAGCATGGCGAAGAAGGAAGCCGATAGACCGATTGTCTCATGTCGTGCGTGTGATGCAGACTTCCTGGGGGTTTCTGGGCTTGAGAAGTTTTGCGGCGGTTGCCATCCGTATTTGGTTCAGATCAACGTGATGGAACGAAAATCACCAAACGCTAGATGGAGAGCAAGGGCGGCTGTTACGAAGGCCATCAAGAATGAAATTCTTGTTCGGCCGGATCACTGTTCAAGGTGTGGGGGCGACAATAACGGCAAGGCTATTCATGCGCATCATGAAAGCTACGAACCAGATCAGAGGCTTAATGTGATATGGCTTTGCGCTTCGTGCCATCGGAAACGCCACAACCCAGATCGCGAGAAGTTTCTTGAGAGCATCTGTGAATCTATCCGTAAAATGCGATCAATAAAGGCTTGAGTACGCCGAATTCCTGCCGATAGAGTGGGAAACCAGTGAGGAGATGCTAGCCATGAACATGGATGAGTCCTTGAGGGACGACCTGCCGAAGAATAGGGCCAGCGAAGGAGGTGAAGGGATGGCAATTGACGGAGCTGCCGAGGCTGAAGAGGCGCGCGTTAGCCGGATCGTTCGGCGAGTAGTCGAACGCCTTGAAGACAAGGGGTACACAAATTCACTCCGCGACCAGTTCGCGATGGCGGCGCTGACCGCAGCGTACGATTCAGACGGGCCACTCTCTTTCACGGAAGAAGCCCACCGTGCCTACGAGATCGCCGACGCCATGCTGTGGGCCCGTGAGCAGCGGAGGGAGGGGTGATGCGGAAGCCGAGGCCGTTTCCGTTCTACGGAATCAAGATTGCAGGTATCGAGCGTCCGCTAGGCCGTCTGGAAGTCTGGATGTGTTTCGGCACCGATTACCTTTGGCTGAACTTGCCTCAAGCCCGCCGCCTCCGCGCATGGCTCGACAAGGCCATCGCGTGGATGGAAGAGAAGGAGGCGAAGTGATGGCAAAATGTGGAGCGATCGTGTCTAGGCTTGGCGGTGCCGGGTTTGGCTCTGAATCATGCGACGTGGAACGAGCGCCAGATTCTCCATTCTGTCAAGCACACTCAGAAGTCCACTCCCTCCGCACCGAACTCGCCGCAGCACGGGAGGCGTTGGGTGACGCGGCAGATCATCTCGCAGGGGCCGCCGGCCTCACGCCCGGAGATCAAATAAAGATCGCAGTCGCCAGCTCGGTGCTCCGCGCGGCGATGGAGGCGAAGTGATGACCCATCCCTACCCGACCCGATGCGATCTGGACCATTTGGAACGTCAGGGCGTCCACGAACTGGCCCGCCGCGTATGGGATCTGGAGCGCGCGATCGGTATCTCGAACATCGCCCGCGAATCGCTCCGCAAGGAACGCGACCGCTACCATGACCTTGCTCTGTATCTCGCACAGGAGGGCGGCAACTACTGCGAGGCGTGCCGTGGGACGGGGCTGGACATCAGTTTTGTGCTCAATGGCGATCAACTCGGGGGCTGGACCGATGACGAGATCCGCGCACAGGCGCTCGCCGATGAGTTTGACGGGGCCTGTACCGAGCCATGCGACGCGCCCACCTGCTTCGAGGGGTGGGACGCGGGAAAGGAGTGGAGATGAGTACTGATGTTGAACAGAAATTGGTCGAATCTTTGGATGTACTCACTCGGTATGCCCAGCAAGGTGCGGATTTCGCTGTTGAACAGTCACCGCTCGTTGCACAGGAAATTGTGTATTTCGGTATCGTCGAAGGCGCAATGACTGCCATTGGCGGTTTGCTCTGCGTGTGGCTGACGTATCGGATTCACAAGTGGATCATGTACGCAGAGCATGACAGAGAGTCGATGGAGGAATTTGTTTACATACCGGCTGCGTTACTCGGTCTTCTGGGCGTTGGATTCGTGTATAACGGCCTGCTGTGCGCATTCAAGGCAATTGTAGCGCCACGACTCTTCGTCTTAGAGCGACTAGGAGAATTGCTGTGAGTAGCCACGCCTGGGCCATCTTCTGGGAGATCGCCGCGCACGTCGCGCTGATCGGGTTCCCTGCGCTGGGGCTGACGCTGCTCATTTGTCTGTGCAAGAGCGCCGCGATGGATTCGCGGTACGAGGAAAGGAATCGCCGATGAGCGAGAACAATCGAATGGAGTGGACCTACCTAGACCGATCCGAATGGCGATTCTCGCCTGACGAGCCAGATGCCATCCAATGGAGCGATGACTACACGGGCTTTCGGTGCCGTATCCAAAGAAACCATTCTGGAGCGCTGTGCGGCTACGTCGGCTTCCCGGAGCATCACCCACTTTTCGGGCTCGACTACCGGGACTCGCTTCGGATGCCGGACGGATGGGAGGACTCCAAGCTGATCGGAGATGACCGCGTTGGCATCGTGGATGCCCTACTCCATGCCTGTCGCGAGGACAAGGCGAATGTCAGCGTCGGGGTATATTTTGACGCGCACGGCGGGCTGACCTACTCCGACTCGACTGGAGACTCCGCCGAAACGATCCTGTCCGATCACCCGGACGTGGATATGGATCGGCTCACGGCCTACCTGGAAAATCTCAAGCGCGAGCCTTGGAAGGTCGGCGCGTGGGTCCTGCCGGATGGTGGACACGAGCGGTCCTGGTGGCTCGGGTTCGACTGCTCCCACTACGGCGACATCTATCCCGGCGATCGGTACGGATTCAATGAGGGCTACTACAAGGACCGTGGCTACGTCGAGGCTCAAGTCACGAGTCTAGCCGCCCAATGCAAGCGGCTCGTCGAAATGATCGAAGACGGTACGACTGAGATCGTGAAGCGGGAGGAATCCGAATGATCCGCCGCCTACTCCGTAAGCCGCTGGCCGAAGCCGAACGCCGACTGGCCGTCGCCCTCGGCCCGCTGATCGCCGAACGCCCCGGCGACGACTACGAGCTGCGCCGCGTCTGCATGTACCCGGATTGCCGCGCACAGGTCGGTCCGACGAACACCCGTCCCCGCGAATGGGGCGAGCCGCGTGTCGAGGAGTCGCACGGAATTTGCGCGTCGTGCTGGGTCGAGCATCACTCGGGGCGTACGACGCTGGAATTGGATATTGACGATTTTGGGCAGGGTGCCCAGAACGTGGCCCGGTTGGTGAAGTGAAAGATGGGGATCTTCCGCATGGAGCACCGATCGCATCACAGGCAGTGGGTCCGTTTCTAACTGACTGCCTGAGGTGGCCCGCACTGACAACGGTCGTTGTTGGGGGGACGCGGGTTGGCCTTTGAATTTCGCGCGTGTGCGCGGAGTATGACCGAAACAGAGATCGAAACCGAAACAGAAAGTGAAACCGATGCCGAAAATGTCAGAGATCAATGTGCAGAAGAGCCGCTATTTCAAAGTGGCAGACTTGACCGAAGCGACGGGGCAGCCCTGGGCGAAGGCTCAGCTTCCCGTGGTGATCGAAAGCGCCGAGATTGGCGAGTACCCGTCCGACGATGGGAAGCCCGCCGAGGACGCGTTTTTCATCTACTTCAAGGGCCACGAGAAGCCGCTGGGATGCAACCTCACGAATCGGAAGGTACTCGCTGGCATCGTCGGCAATGACGCCGAGTGGGACACGGAAACGCTGGCCGGAACCCATCTCATCGTCTACGCAGAGGCCACGTCGATGGGTACGGGCGTCCGGCTGCGATACGACGCCGATGCCGACAGCAAGCGGCTCGATGAGGAGCACGAGCAGCGGCAGCGACAGCCGAAGGTGGGGAACGATCCCGTCCATGACGACGAGCCGCCGCCGCATACGGATGCGGATGCTGGACCGCCTGCGGAGGATGACGGGGAAATTCCGTTTTGACGGCCGGGGGTACTGCGGGAGTTAGCCCAATGGGCCGCTAGCACGCTTCCGTAGTACCCCACACTTCCATCGGCCCTTTCACGGGGTCGAGGGATGGGGCGCGTGGGGACCCTCCTTCGCGCGCGTCCCATCCCGAAGGAGATTGGTATGGGTAAGTTTGGAGAACCGATCGAGCGCAGGACATCGGATTCAACCGTGCGCGCCTACGGTGGACATCTTGTGATCGCAACAAGCGGTAATGAGCACACCGATCGCATCGTTGAGACGTACAACGCCCTAGAAGGCATCGACGACCCGGGGGCGTTCATGATGGCTGCGCGCGATGTAGCGAAGCATTCGCCTCCTAGGTCGTTTTTGGCAGATCCGATCATGGGAGAAGCGATTGCCCGCCTCCGCTCCATGCTCCCGGCCGAGGACGACGAATGAGCACGAATGCACAGGAAACGCTGGCTGATGCCGCATGGGTTCGGAAGCACGTAGCCGAGGGGGAGGACCCGGTGGAGCTTCTGACTCGCAAACGGCTCAATGACCGGCTCGAGCACTCGCAGCGGCAGAAGGACTATTGGGAGGGCCAGATCCTCGCGTGCGAGAAGGCGCTGGACAAGTTGGACAAGGCATGAGCGAAGAATACGAGTTGATCCACTTCGACGGCCCCGACCGATGCCATGAGGGTTGCGGTTCGATCGAGTTCGAGTTGAACGAACACGGGGAAAAGGTCTGCGCCAAGTGCGGCGCGTGGTGGGAATAGCGCATAGCGCGGGGAGAAGGTTATGGACCCGGAATACAGCAAGTGTAGATGGTGCGGACGACAGAAAAAGGGCAACGCGGGCGACTACTACCACGAGAAGGCGTGTCATCGGAGAGATGTGATCCGACGCATGGAGATCGAAGGCAGAACGAAAGAGCTTGAGCGAGAACTTGAGAAGGCATCCGACACAGGCGATTAGGGAGGATTGATGGCAGGAAAATTCGCAGAGCCGTGGACTTGCTACGTCGGAATGGTGCGCGGTAGGGAAATCCCGTTCTTGCAGGGTGCGGATGGCGAAGGTGAATTCGATGCAATCATCGCATCCCAAGACGAACGTGGCACCAGCCCGCTAGATCCAGACGAAGTGCAGAGACGACTCCGCCGCGCCGCAGCCTGCGTCAACGCCCTTGCCGGGATCGACGACCCGGAGGTGTTCATGCGTCTCCTGCGAAATGTCGCGTCCGACCGAGACGTTGTCTTCAACGGATCAATGGACGCGATCCGCGCATGGTCGGCGCTCTGCTCGATGCTGCCGGAGGAGAGGTGATGCCGGAACCGATCACAGCAATCTGCGGCTGCCTGGAATGCTGCGGCGCACACCACGAAGACTGCCCTGTGCGGCTTCAAGTGAGCCAGCTACGCGAGGAGATCGGAGAGGTCCGCACCGACAACGAGCGGCTGAAGCGGGATTTGGAGGAGGCGAAGGCCAGCGCGGCGGTGGAGAATAGCAACCGTGAGGTGTTCGATACGGGACGTAGGGAATGGAGAGCCCGCGCCGAATCCTTCAAGCGCGAACGGGACGAGGCGCGCGAGGCTTTAAGTGACGCCGCAGATCATCTGGCAGGGGCTACTGGCCTGACGCCTGGGGACCAAATCAAGATCGACGAAGCTTGCGCGGCGATGGAGGGAACAAAGGATGAAACAGATTAATGTAGACACCCTCAGAGCAAAGGCGGATCTGCTCCGATCGGCAGGGGAATCACGAGTCACATGTCGAGCACTAGCCATTGTCTATGACGACATAGCACAAGTGCTCGACGCCATGCTCGCCGCGAGAGCGAAGGGGGAACAGGGGGATGGGTGATCGAACGCGAGGATGGTTTCACAAGTTCAATGTGAGTCGCGTGGATGGGTCGGACGAACCCGGGAAGAAACACCATGGGTGCGAGTATTTCGTGTTGGACTTGAGGCACGACCGCCATGCGCCGGCTGCGCTATACGCCTACGCCAATTCATGTGAGCAGGACGGGTACAGGCTGTTGGCGAAAGACATCCGATCGAAGGCGGGTCTCGCCGTGCAGAAGCACTCTGGATTCGTCGGAGGAGTTTCGGAAGGCCGCCCTCCCCCCTCCCCCGAAAGGAGACTGACGATGGCGAGAATTGATCGAGTGCGCGAAGCGGTGCAGCGTGCCGTCTGGTCTAAGAAGCCGGTCGGGATCTATCCACGCGACGCGCAAGCGATTGTCGAGTGCGTGGACGAATGCAAATCCCTCCGCACCGCCCTCGCCGAGTCGCAGGAGAGGGAACGTCGTCTAGACCTCGAACTCAGGAGTATCGGCGATATGCCAGCCTATCAGGTTGGGTGGACCGACGGGGTGAGCGCAGTCGAAAAGGCGATAGACGAAATGGAGGAGCGCCACAGGAAGATGCGTCACCTGAACGCAGAAAGCGCGATCGAACATATCCGAAGCGCAATCCAGAGCGTCGCTACGGCTCCCCCCGCCCTCCCCCCGGCGCAGGGTGAGACGCCTACCCCCGAAACCGATTCACAAGCGGACGGGGAGGGGGAGTAGGGTGCGCGGCATCGGATACGGATTGATTGCAACCGGGATCTTCGCTCTAGCTGACACGTTCACGGGTCTATTCCCGGGTGTGGCATGGTCGCTCCTGATCGTTACAGGGATCGGAGCTAGCCTCACTCCCGAAACCGATTCACGCTCCCGAAATCAGCGTTGATCGTCGCGGGCAACGAAGCGGGCTTGCCGTAGTCGCGCAGGTCCACGACGCCGTCGGGTCCGTCCCAGCCGACGAAGAGCGCGTCTCTGAAATCGGCCTCGACCCCATCGACCAGTTGAATCCCCGGCCTCTGCCGCTCCGCTGACCGATGGATGACGCCCCCGATCCAACGGATGTTCTCCGCACGGTAGGACCACTGGATCGGGTTGCGATGCTCCGTCTGGAGCCATGCGGACTGCGCCGCCCGGACCGTGCAATCCCGGTACGTCACGTCCTTCGCCCAGATCCCATGAGAGTCGTCGAAGCCGTCGAAGGCCACCGGCCCCTGGTCGTCGTCCCAATTGAGCGACCCCTGTTGCATCATTTCGACGAGATCGCACTTCGTCACGTCCACGCGGACCGGGCAGGTCAGTTTCAGCGCCGCTTTCACCTCGCCCGAGGTCGTGACGCGAGAGATCGACGAGTCCACGTAGTAGCCGCCCACCGCGTTCGCCCCGATGCCGCGGCGCGGATCGTAGAGCGAGTTGTAGGCAGGCTCTTTCGGGAAGGCCCACCCGTCCGCGAAGTGCAGCCGGTTCATCGTGATCCAGCGGCAGCGGGGCGTGCCCATCCAGTCGGCCTTCACGAGCTGGCGGCAGCGGCGGCCCCACACGTCTTCGAGTGAGATCCCCTGACACGCCTCCATGCGAATCGACGTGTGGGGCAGGTTCTCGAACTGGACGCCCTCGACCCGGATACCCGTCGAGTAGTACATATCGATCCCGCGAAGGAAACGGGGGTTCCCGGGCGGGATGTGCGGCACGTCGAGAATCGAGTCCCACGGCCCCACGAACTCACAGTCCGTGATCCGAATGTCTCGGGATCCGGGAGGAAGGGTCAGCATTCCGAAGGCCGTGAGCGGGCTTGTGAGGCCGTAGGGGCGGCCGAGGGTCGCGGTCGGGAACGTGCGCGGGTAGGGAGTGATCTCGAACCGATAGCCCGCGATCTCGCGCGACCGATTCAGGAGCCATGAGTCCTCGCGGACGACCAGTGGCTCGTGGAGTTGAACGGTTTTCATTCGCGGGATCTCCGTTTCCAGAGGGCAATGACCCCCACGGTAATCAAGGCCGTCAACTGCATCTTCCACGTCTCCGGCTCAGGCACAGGGATGAGGTTTAAATCCCCCGACCATTCCCCGTCCTCCAGAGGCCGTACAGCCGCTTCTAAGACGAGCGGCACGTCAAGGGACCACGCGGTACGGATTCCCTGCCCGACGCGCCCAGCGACCTGCACAGGCTCGCTCGTGGGCAGGTCCACGACGATCTGAGTGCAGTCCACCGTGCGGACCAGAGCATCGGACAGGTCCACGTCCTCCCATGAGCCGTTACGCTCCTGCCGCATCAGCACCTCGGTATAGGGGGCATGGGGTATGAAGCCCACGAGGTAGACTTCGGCGCTCGAGGGGCGAGGTGCGGCGAGGGCTGCGAAAAGGGCCAGGAGAGAGAGCCCAACCCTCACCGCACCATTCCTACGAAGAGGCCGCCGAGAGCGCCCCCGGCGACGAACTCAAGCGAATCAAGCGCCGTATCCCCCCACGAGTGGATGGGCCACTGGTCGATCCCTTCGCGGAGGATGACGAGGGGAATTGCCGCCAGCGCGCCACCCACCGCCTCGCATCCCGCGAAGTCCCATGCCATGAAACCGGCGAGGATGCCCATGGAGGCCATCATCACGACGGCATGGCCCAGCGCCTCCCCCGTCTGCTTCCACGGGTCCTCGCGCCATCTATCGCGTAGGCTACGGGGCATTGCGCACCTCCTCGGCCTCTTCGGGCCAGCAGTAGGCAACCACCCTCGCCATCCATTCGACGGCGGGGCGATGGCGCCCGGTGCTCACATCGTAGCCCGTCGCGACGATTCGGATGTAATCCCGCGTCTCCACCTCGTTCGGCTGGGGGCATCGACGTGCGGTAAACACCTCAGTCGCGCAGCCGGTTGAGAACATCCACAGACTGATCGCCAGTGAGAGGAGGACGAGCAGCCTGCTCCGCCTCTTTGGTCGCTGCATCCCGCTCCCTCCCTACCTGTTTGCGCTTCTCTAGCTCCCGACCGTGCCTGCGGATCTGGGACCATCCCACCCCGCCTCCAATCAGGCCCAGCACGAGTAACACGAGTCCGGCTACGATCTCAATGCTCACCCTAGTCGTCGAGTTTGCGGGTCGAGTCGAAGATCTGCGTCAGATCGAACACACGCGATAGCCGCACGTACCACGGATTATCCGGGTTGGTTTCACTCCATCGCGCCACAAGCGTTCCGATGGCCGCGACGATCGCCGCCCCAGCAACTCCGATGCTCTGTAGTTCGTCCATTGCTTCACACTCCGTATTTGGCCAACCACCACTCGGGCGGCGGGCCGGTTGGTAGACCTTGAACGTGAACGTGGTTTCCCGACCCCACGTCGTGAACGATGACCCAGAGGCCGAGCCCACGCGCCTTGTTGGCACACTGCTCCAGCCCCGCTTGATCCTTCGCCACGTAGTCGCGTGCCATGCAGGGCAGAATCGCGTGTTTGCTCATCACATGGCCGCCCACGTCGGCATTGTGCTCTGTGCTGCGGTAGCCCGAGGTCTGCCACACCCACGGACAGGACCGCTCCAACTCGCGGCAGGCGGCATCGAACTCGGCGGGCGTGAAGGGTTGGCGGGTCATTCGACCGGCACCCCGAGCTGCCTGAGAAGCACGTCGTTGCGCGCCTGACACCGCTGGAGTTTCGTTTCCTTCTCCACGATCAATCCCCCCAAATGCGCGATGTGCTGCTCGGTCCTCTGCACACCCAGCAGGTCCAACTGGTCGATGCCAAAATAGGTCAATGCGCTGGCGGCTGCCGCCATGAGGGCCAAATACCCCTTCACGTCAGACACACGGACCTTCTTGCCGTTGCCGCCCAACTCGAACAGGGTCTTATCGCCCTCAGGGCTCATTGCTTCAGATCTCCGTTAGAGTCCCTGTTTGTATCCCGCCTAACGTCCCGGTCCATACTCTCGACGAAATATGCGATTTCGTCAATCTTGTACCAGAAGCTTCTGATTGCGTATAGCGTCAAGACGTTCACGGTCGTATTGAAGATCGCGACTACCAATGCAATATACGCCACCTCTCTGATGCTGACTGCCAGCATAATGGCTATCTCCTCGAACATCATTTCCCTCTCAGAATTGAAAGGATGTCCTCCACGTGTCCGTCCGTTTTCTTCGTCCGCTCATCGACACGCGCAACCAGTTCGACAGTCGTGTCCAGCTTCTTGGCGTGGCTCGTACGATCCTCTTCGAGTTGCTTCACGCGATTATCCAATACGCTTGTTTTGGATTGCAGCTTGATAAAGCCCCATCCACCACCACCGCCCAATCCAATCGCCGTAAGTACAGTCGCTACTAAACCAGGTGTTTCCGCATCGGCCATCTCATCACCTATCATTGCGTCCACCGCATGATTTCATTACTCAGGTTAGTGTACCTGAGTCAATTCCGACCCTCTGTAAGCCGCTCCAAGGCGTCTGCAAGGCGTTTGATGTTCCGATTCAGCTCTCGCAACTCTAGCGCGGTCTGGATCGTCACTTTCGTCAGCTCTCGGATGTCCTCCGTTTGTCCTTCGATCGTCTTTTCGGCTGCGGAGATCCTAACCTCTTGCTGACCATCGTTGCTGTAGCTGACGACCGATCCGATGATCGCTGCGGCGGCCAGGAGCGACGCGAGGCCGGAGAGCCAATACATGAATACGTTGCCGTCTCCGTTTGCCATCAGTCAACTCCTACCCCAGCGTTACGGGCTCACGAAAAACGGAGCGAAGTACGTCGCCGACGATGCAGCCTCACTAGGCAACGTGCATTCAGGCCACCAGCACTCATTCCCCGCCGTCGATTCCCAATCCACAATCGCTGATTCCTTGGGCCAAGCGCCCTCATTGGATCCACGATGACCGAACAGATTCCCTCCCGCTCCCTGATACAGCCGTCCAGAGTTGTCGAAGAAGATGAAGTATTCTAGGTCGTACCCGTCTACGATGTCACGATCGCGCCACGTGTCCAGCGCCGACGTGTAGACCGGAACCAAGCACGAGTCGGCTTCCGTGGTGAGGTCCGCACAGACCTGCGTAGACGAATCACTCAGGCTAGAGCCGCCTTCGTAGACGATCATCCCCCAGTCGAGATTGCGATCTGGCGTGCCTCCATCGAGGGCCGTCGCAAGCTCTGTGATCGAACACCCTGCCCCGTCGCACAGCTTCGGCCCGTTTACGTCAGCCTGTGCAAAATCACATGCGATCTGAGGATCGGGTAGAAACAATGGTTCAACGCCTGCCTGCGCCGTCGCACAGTCCGCATCCCCACCCAGATACACGTTCACACCAATGAGGTCGATGTCTGCGCCCGTGTAGCAGTTGCCGCTCGGAGCCGCCGTCCATCGGTCACAGTCAAGTTTGGCCTCCAGTTCCGTGGCTGACGTGGCAACCCGCGTGCCCATCACACAATGAAGGCGGCTTCCTTCACCCAAGGCATCGAATGCAGCCTGTGCCAGCGCGCACATCTCAAAGGTCCGCTTCGCGTGCCACTGGTTTGCGCAGTCTGCGATAGCCGTACCGCAGTCGGCACCGTCCCAGGTCGCCCCCCCGTCATCGGCGGCGAGTGCAGCGGCCGCCGCATGGTCCTGCTGTTCGAACCCTGGATTCCATACCTCATTGGACATTTCCAGGTAGATCGGGAGCCATGAGTTCACGTTGTCACGGAACGACTCCGCGAATGACGTGATATGCGCGTCCGTAGCTTGCATGGGTATGTTCACGTAACACGCTGCATTCACGTCATTGCAAAGCCTTGCGATGATTGTGAGCGGCACCGCCCCCAGCGGATCGTGACCGTAGCTCCATGTGTAGTTTGATTCCGGTAGCCATTCCGAGAAGTCCACCACCTGAGAGTGGTTGATGTGAAGCCAATTCATAAACCGGAGAATGCCGTACTGGCCTAATCGCTGAATCCACAATGGGTGGAATTGCGGAACGACAGATTGGTTCACTGCGCCTCCGATAGTCTCCAGGTCGTAGCAGAATGGGTCACCGTAGGTGCAAACAGACACGGCATCCGGGCAATCCCCGTCCGGGCATCTAGCGGTGTCGCAGAAGCTCCCCTCTACAAAGTCGAACGGAGGCGTTCTAGCGCACGCGCCACCGGGAGGATAAAGCCTCATGTTCGACACAGAGGTCGGGATAGACGTGATCGCCAGATCGAAGCCGCCCGTTGTCTCGTCCACTGTAAACGTGGCGCGTCCAGCTTCAGTAACCGTGTATTCGCTTGCGGCTCCGGTCACCGAAAATGTTGCATCTCCATCCCACAACAGAACCCATTGGCCAGTCGGCCACGCGCCATCAGAGTAAGCGCCTGAGAAGAACGACGTAAACACACAGTTGATACCAGATAGTTCCGTCGGGTAACCGTTTGAGTCGATCGTACCAGCGTAATCTCCGTCCTCATCAAAGCAGGTCGTGTCGCTCTTTTGCCATCTTCGAGCAGACTTCATGGCATTGACGAACGTCACACGCGGATTCTCCCAACGGTTCCATTCGAGATTCATACCGACCGCGCTAGTCGCGTTGGCTTCCCAGTCAGGTGTTGACAGCGCGTTCGTCGGCTCTTCGTATGCTCCTGAGTCATACGGCGCACCGCCGCGCGTCACATTACCAAATGCCGTTGGCGCACTCAGTGTCGGGTGCCCGGCGTTGACCATCGCGGACGTGCCAGACGCAGCCGATAGGTCTAAATCGTCACGTACCTCGCCGTCTGCATCAGCGAGCCCTGGGTCAGCGTTAGAACTCTCCTGTCCCCACTGGCTCGAATCGGCGGCCTGGAATGTGGAGAGCGTGTATCCGTCTGACGTAGGCCCCTGCGCCGTACTGATCGCCGCGCTCCAGACTTCCGTATGATCCTCATCGAAGCAGAAGTTGTTATCCAGAGCATTGAATGCAGAGAAGTCACCGCTCTCGATGTAGTGCAGGAAGCAGTTGACCGTTGACGATGTGCTCGCATTGTAGATTACGTTGGATACAACGGTCGCATTCGTACCGACATCGAACGAGTCGTAGCCTGATGGGCTACCCGCTGGGGTCCCGTTGCAATCCGAGTCGTATGCTTGACCGAGCACGATACCGTTCTTGTTAGACCCAGAGCTACCTTCAGAGAAGTATATTGTGTTGTTTCGGATGATCGTGTTTGTCTGCGGAGCGTCGTCATCCTTCGTGCAATGGAATTGAGCGTCCATCGGAGCAGCAATCGCATTGACACTGTGGTCCGTCGCGTCAATGATGATGTTGTTTTCGATGATGCAGTTCTGGCACGCACCCGTCCCGATTGCCACACGGCCTGCGTTCTCCACCACGTTTCCGCGAATGATGATGTCCGTAAACACCTCAGACGCGCCATAGCCCTCGTTGACAGTGATGCCGTAGCATTGGCCACCGGAAGCGGCTGGAGTTTCATGGACGTAGTTGTCCTCGATCAACACATCCGATGCAGCATTCGTATCTCCAGCATGGAACACAAACGGGGCACCAAGGCATTGACCAATGGTGGAAGATCCGACGCGGTGGTCGATCACTGAATTGGTCATCTCGACACGGCGAATCTCGATCCCACTCGTCGGCCTCGAGATATAGATGGAGTGGTCAAATTGCTGATGCGCACCGCCGTTGCCGTCCATGTAGAGGTCTTCGAGTAGTCCGTCTCTGAAGCCGCCGAGAATGCCACCGTGCGAATTGTTGAAGAACGAGCTGTTCTTGATCTGGTTGCGCTCGCTCTTGACATTGCAGCCGGGAGGTGGGCTGCCTCCCGTATCGCACACGCCGGACCCCTCGTTGGGGTCGCGGGCGGATACCGCGAAGCGAAAGCCCTCTACGATCATATTGTTCAGAATCAGATCGTCCGTGTCCCCCTTGATCTGTATTCCCTCTCCGTTACTGAATTCCGAATCGTCATTCACGTAGTTTCCGTCATGCGGACCTTCGATGTGGATATTCTCGACGAGGATGTTTCCGCTGCGGCGCGTGTCGTTGAACCATCCAGATTCGTAGAAGGCGAACACACCCAGAACGTTGATCGGGAATGCCGTCTGCTTCACATGGGGTCGAGCGTCTGCCGCGATGTTGAATTCTGGATCACTACCAAGCAGGTCTGGAGGGTTCACCGTCAGCGTAAAACGCGGGTCCAGGTAGTCGCCGATGCGGCATTGCGAACCCGTGACACAGTTCTCATTGTGCCAGATGACGCCCGTGCCTGCGGTCATGTCCTCGGCCCAATAGCCGCCACGGCAGAACGCCACGCCATCGCCGTCCGATGCGTTAGCCATCCCGTTGAACGTGGTACGTGCCGTCTCCCATTCCCGTTTGGGCGTGGACGGAGTCAAGCCGTCGTTCGCATCGTCACCGTTTACACAGTTCGGGTCGGATGTCTCTGCCGGATCGGCCGACGTATCGCAGTTGCAGAAGTAGTGTGTCACACCAGCCGACGCAGACGACGGGACGATCAACAAGAAGATCGCCAGAATCAGCGCGCGCATCACGGAGAAGCACTCAACTGGACGCCCCACCATACTTCCGATGCAACCGTTCCGTCCTTGCATGTCCATTCGATCCCCGCATCCGATTCGAACCATGTGTCCCCCACCGTGCAGGCATTCCCGGCAGCGGGCGTGGCGGTTGAGACTGTGCGAGACAGCACTTCCGTCTCCAGCACCACCGCTGTGGGCAGCCTGCCAGTTGCCACCGTTCCCGATGTCAATTCGGTAGCACTCATGTCCGTTATCCCCACGCCACCACCGCTGAATTCAGTAGCCGATAGCGTCCCGCTCGATGGGTTGTAGGTGAGTTCTCCGTCTGACTCAGGAGCTAGATTTCCACCATCGAGATCTCCGCCAGGAGTAAACAGCAAAGCGTTAGTCTCATTCGTTGCTTCGTTATCGGCAATCGTGACCGTAGCGGCCAGAGTGGCAGATGCAGCCGTCGTTGCAGAGGCGGCGGTGGCAACAGAAAGGCTTGCCTCGTCTGACTCAAGCAGGAAATCTTCATCGGTCGTCACGGCATTGATCTTTGCTGCCGTGTCCCACTGTGAAGCAATAGTGGCTGTCGTTCCCGCCTCAATGTCGTCAATGTCTGTCGCGTTGTCATCTACAGACGCCTTGATCTCATCTATGTCCGCACCGTAAAATGTGTCCACGCCATCATCGTATGTGCCGTCTCCGCCATCGTTCACCCATGTGATGCCGTCTGCGAAGGCTGGAGGCGCAACCATTACCATGAGCATCAGAATCCAGAGTCTCATGCTAACCCCCTACCAAGCACGGAATTGCAGCGGGTATGGCACACCCAGTCGATGCAGGAGGAGTTCCTGAGACCTGTTCGCCACCGCTCACCATCGAGATATTGGCTCCGACGAGCACCGCTGCGGCAAGAGTCAATGCTACGAATAGAAGTATGCGTTTCACGGCGTCTCCTCGACCCACGTTCCCGATCGGCCGAGCGTGCGCCATGTCGTCGAGTCTGTGACGTAAATGCAAATGTAGTCTCCGATGCCACCGGGCGAGTCGATGTCCTCATCGTTCGCTGCGGAGACGCCGTCGAGGATGAAGTTGTCCGCGCTGTTGGGAGACAGTGAAATGATGCCCGTCCCAGCCACGTCCATGAAACACTTGGTCGCGCCCACCGGTAAAGAGGCCGCGAGAGGAAGCGTGATCGTCACCGCGCCCGCGCCGCTATCCGATAGCTCCAGCATCGTGCCGTTGATGTCACGCGGAGTGAGCGTAATCGACGTTCCCGAGTCGCGTGTCGGGACGAGGTTGCCCGATGTGAAGACACTCTGCCCCACCGTGGTCTGATACACGTCCGGCGTAGTGCCGCGATATTCGATGTACCCAAACGGTCCGAAGTTGAGCGTGTAGTGGGACTCGGCATCCTGCATCCCTGTTCCGTCCACCACGTCGTTATCGGCCAAGTCGCCATAGTCGGCGATGTCAGCAAAGTTCGAACCGTCGCCGATCTGGAGTTCGTAATAGGCGCTGTCCACCGTGCCGTTCACGTCATCCTGAACAGAGAAGATTGGGAATCGATTTGCACCGGAGCCCGTGATGTCCGTATCGGTTGCCAGTGAACCGAATAGCGCCACGCCGATATCTGGAATGTGGTCGTAGAACGAGAACGAGTTATAGGAGCCGGACCGCATGAGGCCGCGCGTGCAGAAGTTTCCAACGCGGCGGATATAGCCCGTTACGCCCTGCGTGGCGTCGAAGCCCGCATCGAGGAACCAGTCTCGGTCGCTTGAGCTGTAACAATTCGCGTCACCCGTCCGGTACGTCCCGATCGTTTCGAGCGCGAATGCACCGCCAAGTATGTTTCCCAGTGAGCCATAGATCAGCTTGATTTCGCCAGTGAGCGTAAGCGGCTGCTCAGACGTGAGAACGTTCGAGTCTACCTGAATATCGTAGAAGCCACCTTCGTCGTCGATGGTCGATGTGTTGAAGTACCGAGGGCCGTCTGCATGAATGTGAACCGTCGAAGAATCGTCGCCGTCCACGTCCGGCTCGATGAGGACCGCACCCGCCGCATCGAACTGGATGCCGTCATCGAGGATCAGGGACGTGGTATCAACGCCAACCTTGATCGCTCGGTCATCGACGAATGAGAAGGGCTGACTCGCTGCGCTACCCCCAGCCGTTTCCGATTGCGCTCCGAACTTCACGCCGAACACGTATGCCCGGCCCCCATACTTGGCTCCTGATGTACCCGTTCGCAAGCGTTCGTTGTTTACACACAGCCCCTTCCTACCGCACGATGACGCTCCGAACGCATCACACGTATCGATGTCGTTGTTGATCGTCCCGTTGGTCACGATCACGTCATAGTCGTGGCTAACGCCCTGACATCCCTCCGTTCCTTCGTAATAGCCAGCCGTACCACCACACGTCCCATTCACGTTGCCCAGATTCACTAGAACTGCACAGCCCTCCCAGTCGCCAGCGACGGTCGGATCGACTCTTCGATTGATGAAGTGGCCGCCGAGGTCGATCACATAACGAGGCTGTTCGGCTCCACCCACGGGCAAATTGAATGTCAGGGGCGTGGTTGCGGTCGGGTCGTTCACGAATTCATCTGCGAGGACGATGTGGACCTGATGCGGAAGCGTGTCCGAGATCGTTTTGTCCAAACTCCGCAGCGTGCCTTCGATCTCGGCCTCCGAGGCAATCGAGATCGGCCCGCCTCCGCTCGTTCCAATCTGAGTATTGGAACACCGGATAATCAGTTTGCTTCCGCCACTGGCCCCATCGCCTACGACCTTCAGTCCTTCCTGTGCGGGAGTCACCTGAATGGCAGCTTCCGTAGTGGCTGTGAAGGTGTAGACCGCTGTGCCACTTGCAGCGGCCGTGGTCGCAGTTGGGACCTGGTACACGGTCACGGTATCCGAACCTCCCTGAATGAAGGACATCGCACAACGTCCTGCACCCGGTATGATGTCCGAATCCGCCGTGTCACCCGCAGCGAATGTGATCGTAACCGTAAACGCATCCGTCGTCGGTGATACGATCGTCGATGGCTTTCCCCATGCTGTGCTTGCCATCAGGCAGAGCATCAGCACCAGGACCAAATATCTCATCATCGTGCTCCTCTCGGTGCAGGCGCATCCACGGATGTACCTATTGGTAGTGCTCCACCGGCTGCGACTGGAACGGCAGCACCGGCCCTACCCGCCAAGGCATTTGCAGAGCGGCGCGCAGCCTCAATCGTTGAATTCCATGCAGCCATCCATTTGTTGATGTCCTGCGGCCTCGGCAACTCAAGCAAGTCGATCGCTGGGTCTTTCCGAACAACCAACTCTCGGACTAGCGCGTTTTCATTGATGTTGCTTTGAAGGAAGCGGCCCAGCTTACGCGCCACAACCGCCTTCGCGTTCTGGACAGGCGACACAGCAGCCTCAGTTGACCTGAAGATCGTCTCCTCGACCAAGTTGCTACCTGTAGTGTGAGCCGCTGCTGGAGTACCTGAATTAGTGGTGATGCCCTGCTTGAACCGCTTCAGCACCTTCTCCATGTGCTTCACTTGGTCTCGCCCGAACACTTCAACGTATACGTCTCGTGTATTGCCCTTATTGAGCAGGTTCAATGCACGCTTCGGGTTCAACTCATCGAGATTGTCTCCGAACAAGTGGACATAGAACGACGCGCGGAGGTTCGACAACCCTTCCTTATCGTGCTCCAGAATCTCTCTAGCGAGACGTGTCTCCTTGATGTTTCGTCGCGCACCGAGAAGCGTCTTCACTTGCTTTTCTGGATCGTCGAACTCCGTCAGAGCCTTGTATGCCTTCGAGTCCTCTTGCAACAGAGCGTGCTTGGCTTTCGTCGTCTTCCGCGCAAGCGAGTACAGCCCACCGGGCGGATCTGGCATGCTGTCAATCTCTCGCTGCACAGGATCAAGTAGCCTCTTCGCCCTCCGCGCAATCTGAATCGCATCAGGATGCGCGCCAGGCTTTCGTGCCGAACGAATCGTCTGCTTCAAATCGCTCGCAATCGTCTGCAAGTCACGAGCATTCACCTCATCCGATAGGTCGCGAATCGCACGGCCCGCACGAGGGATGAATTGCCGTTCGGCTGGATTCTCTGCCAACGCCCTGTATGCAGCCTTGAGTGGCCTGGATGTCGTGATCGGCAGATCGTCGAATGGCACAGCGTTCCATGCCCTCACTTCAGCCGCGTCAGCGAACTCGATCACACGACCGGCGGATTCGGAAATGCCACCGCTACGTCCAGTCGGTGCCATACCAGTGATTTCGTCGATCAGGTCCGTCTTGACAGCACCACGAACGCCCTGAATGCGGCTAGAGACTTCAGGAGAACTGCGACTGATGGCCTTGTCGAGTGCCGTGAAGTTCTGTCCAGCGTCTTCCCCAAGCGCCTGTGTCGTTGTCGTCGTTCGGGAAGGATCAGGGAACTCCGTCTTAGACTTCCTGAGCAAGTCCAGAGCCTCTTCGATCTTCGGCCTCTTCGTGGTCGGGTCCACCTCAAGGCGCTCAACCACGGCGCGTTCGGCCTGCCTGACTTTACGCACAGACACATCATACTTCTTGGCGATTTCCTTCAGGCGAGCGTCGCGGTGTGCTCGCGGCCTTGCTGCGGCAGAAGGCTTGATTCCATCACGCACGATCGTCTTCGGCATCAAGGCTGCGGCGATGATTTCCACTCCCAACTGCGTCATCGGTCCTGCGCCCAATTCCCGCGCAGTCTCGCCGGCCGTCGAGGACACCACATCACGTCCTATCTCAAGGGCAAGGCCGGGCAAGCCTCCCACCGCGAATCCGACAGCGCCGCCCGCAGCAAGGAGAGGCGCCCTCTGCCCAACGCCCTCGGCGACGCGCCCAGAGAACGTGGTCGGCTCAGGAATGCCTGACCGCTGCAAGAGCAAGCCACGCAGCTTCTCTGGCTCCGACAAACCCTCCTCGCCTGGAAGGTCGGGCGAACTCGCAAACGGCCTCCCGAGCATGAATTCCGCTGTCCCCTGCATATTGGCTGGGGACTGAATGGCTCCACGAGCAAACGACCGCAGGATGCCGGGGGATTCTTCTTCCTCGGTCGCTGTGTCAGCGTTCGTTAGCGCGCGCACGCCTTCAAGGGTGGCCATTACTGCGGCGCTCCACCGGCCTGCGCTTCACGCAGTTTGGCAATGCCGTCCATGACTTCCTCGTTCGGGATCTCGTCAATCGACCGATTCGTGCCCAGAGACAGATACGTTGCCACAGTGTTGAATTCCTGGTCGGTCACAGGGGAGTTCACGAAATCTTCTTGTTGCATCTGCTCTTTTATTCGCGCATCCCTCCGTTCGCGCACCTTCTCTATCAGAGACGGGTACGGATTCGAAGCGGCCATCTGCCGATCATTCCAGCCCACCGAATCGCCGAATGCACGACGGTTCTCGTCGATCTCAGTGACCAACCTCTCCTCTTCGTCCATAATGCGCTCGAGATTGGTCTTGAGCGTTCGGCCGAACTCAGGCGGGAATTTGCCCGTCTTGTCGTATACGCCCTTCGCCTTGGCAAGCAGTTCCTCTGTCACAGAAGATCCAGCCCAGCGCAGCAACGCCACATCGCCCTCACGCACCGTCGCGTCGTCGATGCGCCGCTGGTATCGGTTCACGAGTTCGATCACATGCGTCGGCTCAGACGGGTCCAGCTTCTCAATCACGCGGCGGTCCTTGACGAGATTCGGCAGGAACTCCAGATCCTTCTTCGTCTCAGCGCGACGCTTAGCGATCTTCCCAAGATCCCAACTGCCCTCGTTGGCTGCCGCCTGCTCTGCTTCACGCGCCTCCTTACGAATCTGGAACTCTTCCTCCAGCTCCTTCTTCTGACGCTCTTCACGCTGCTTGCGGCGACGGAGAAGCCGATCGGTCGCCGCCTGCGTATCTACCTGCTCTGCGATGTTCATCGACGCTTCACGAGGGTCTTCGCCGAATGCTTCAGCCTGCGTCTGCCCGAGTCGGCCAATGTCACGCTGAATCGGCGCGAACGCCTGACCCACAATCTGCGGTGTCTCGATCTCAGACGCCATCTGCGGCGTAAAGCGCGGACCTTCCACGTCAGCAGGAAGGTCGAACACGCCCTGCGCTTGCTGCTGTGCAATGCGCGCATCGTTCTCGTCAATGCGTGAACGGGCATCTTCGGACGCGGCCTCAGTTCGATCCGTCAGGCTCTCAATGGCCGTCTTACGCTTCTCCATGAATTCGGCCGTCTTGAGCGCACGATCAAACGCATCCTTCTTCTCTTCGCGACGCTGCTTAGCGACCTTCTCAGCCAGCGCAATCTGGTCGAGTTGCTGCTGCCGTTCGTTCTTCTGCCGCTGGTCAATGCGGTTGAACAAGAATTGCAGGAACGCCGGATCACCTGCGCCTGCTCTGGGATTTCCTTGAAACGGCATATCTATGTCTGCCCGCCGTAGCCTGCCACGATTCGGTTGAATTCAGCATTGGTTGGATTGATGGCATCACCAATGTTCGATTGCTGATACCCATTCGTCGCGCCAGGAGCCCAACTCCCGATCAACCCCGCATTCGCGATACCAGAACCAAGGGCCGCGCTCCCCGCACCGATCCCGTTCGCAAGCGAGGTTGCGTTATTGATGCCGATGCTCGCCCTGATCTGGTTCGCCGCTGCCGCCTGCTGGGCTGCGATGCCCGCTGCTCCCTGACCCGCACCAACCGCCTGTCCGGCACCCTGTTGCACGAACTCGAGCCCTCCACCGAGCCCTGCCGTCAAGCCCGCCG